AGATAGGAAGGAGTTGAAGATGTTGATGATGGAGTAGGTGTTAATGATGGTGTTACACTTGGAGTTGCTGAAGGAGTAACACTTGGGGTTTCAGATGGAGTTTCTGAAGGAGTAACACTTGGGGTTTCAGATGGTGTTACACTTGGAGTTTCTGAAGGAGTAACACTTGGGGTTTCAGATGGTGTTACACTTGGGGTTTCAGATGGTGTTACACTTGGAGTTTCAGATGGTGTTATACTTGGAGTTAATGATGGGGTTGGAGTTGGTGATAATGTTGGTGTTGGGGTTGGAGTAACATATGGTGCAAAATTTACAATAGTTGGACATGCACATGCCGACGTATCAACATTGTTCACACTAAAACCTGTTACACATTCACCAGGTTGTAATACAGGATTTAAATTAAAACTATGATTATGGTCTCCTTGTGCGATTGTTTCAGTTCCACAATAAATCGTACCTAAATCACCATATGCACATCCTGATACAATATAATTGCAAAATGCGTTTGCTGGACTTGTAAATGATGGGTCATTAAATAATGATAATTGAAAATTATGACAACCACCAAAATCAACTTCCAAATATTGTGTAATAATTTGACAACTCGGAGTTATCGATGGAGTTAATGATGGTGTCGGTGTTAAAGATGGAGTTTCACTTGGTGTTACACTCATAGATGGTGTCAATGATGGGGTTACACTCGGAGTTTCAGATGGAGTAACACTTGGGGTTTCTGATGGGGTTAATGATGGTGTAGGTGTTAAAGATGGAGTTTCAGATGGTGTTACACTCGGAGTTTCTGATGGGGTTGCAGTTGGGGTTTCAGATGGTGTTAATGATGGTGTCGGTGTTAAAGATGGAGTTACACTTGGAGTTGCAGTTTCTGATGGAGTCGGAGTTGGACTTTCAAAAGGAGTAACACTTGGAGTTTCTGACGGGGTTGCAGTTGGAGTTTCTGAAGGAGTTAATGATGGTGTAGGTGTTAAAGATGGAGTTTCTGAAGGAGTAATACTTGGGGTTTCTGATGGGGTTAATGATGGTGTAGGTGTTAAAGATGGAGTTTCACTCGGTGTTACACTTGGAGTTTCTGAAGGAGTTAATGATGGTGTAGGTGTTAAAGATGGAGTTACACTTGGAGTTTCTGATGGGGTTAATGATGGTGTCGGTGTTAAAGACGGAGTTTCACTCGGTGTTATACTCGGAGTTTCTGATGGGGTTAATGATGGTGTAGGTGTTAAAGATGGAGTTTCTGAAGGAGTAATACTTGGAGTTTCACTCGGTGTGACACTCATAGATGGAGTAATACTTGGGGTTTGACTTGGTGTAATACTTGGGGTTTCTGATGGAGTCGGAGTTGGGGTTTTAGATGGGGTTAATGATGGTGTAGGTGTTAAAGATGGGGTTCCTGAAGGAGTAACACTCGGAGTTTCTGATGGGGTTGCAGTTGGAGTTGGGGTAAGAGTTGGAGTTGGTGTTGGAGATACATACTGGTCGCATGCATTAATATCTTCAAAATATACTATATTAATATCCAATGCAACACCACCAATATGGTCATTGAATCTTTCAACAAATGTGTTTGATATAACAGGTACAACAACATCAAAATAATCATAAAATGTTCCACCTTTATTTGAAATCTGACTCATGAAATCTCTTGCTGCAAGACTCATATCACTTACAACATCAACCTGATTTGATAAATCTGTATTAACAATATCACCAAAAATTATGGATAAATTTGCTTGTGTTGTATTTTCATCATAAGTAAATTGAAGTGGTGTTACAAACATTAATGGATATAATGTGTTCTCATTTCTTTCACCAAAATAAACGATATCTCCATGACCAAAACTCTTCATTTTGATTGGAAGATTATCTTTAATTAATTCAATTAATTTGTAATATGTTAAGTAATGTTGCATATTATATATATGAATCTTAATTTAATGACATTGAAGTTAATGAACCTACATTAAATCCTGTTCCAAGATTTGTATAGAATGCAGTATCTTCGGTTCCGTCATTATTTAATCTAACTAATCTATTTCTTGTTAATCCATTAAATGTTGAATATGCACCAGCTACCAATATTTTACCATCAGGTTGTTCCATAAGAGAAGTTACAGTACCACCAAATGCTGACCCTAAATTTGTATAGAATGCAGTGTCTTCTGTTCCATCATTATTTAATCTAATTAATCTATTTCTTGTTAATCCATTAAATGTTGTAAAATTACCAGCAATTAGTATTTTTCCATCAGATTGAATTAAGATATCGTTTGGACCAATAGTAAATGCTGTTCCTAAGTTTGCATAGAATGCAGTATCTTCGGTTCCGTCATTATTTAATCTAGCGATTCTGTTTCTAGTATTTCCATTAAATGTTGTGAATCCACCAACAATTACTATTTTACCATCGGATTGAGGAGCAACATAATTAATCTGACCACTAAATCCTGTTCCTAAATTTGTATAAAATGCAGTATCTTCTGTTCCATCAGAATTTAATCTAACAATTCTAAGTCTAGTATTTCCATTAAATGTTGAATATGAACCAACTACCAATATTTTTCCATCAGATTGAATAGCCGAATGAAATAGTTGAGCACCAAATCCTGTTCCAACATTTGTATAAAATGCAGTATCTTCAGTTCCATCACTATTTAGTCTAACAATTCTGTTTCTAGTATTTCCATTAAATGTTGTGAATCCGCCAATAACTACTATTTTTCCATCGGATTGAAGTGATGCCCAATTTAAAATAAGATTAAATGATGTACCTAAATTTGTATAGAATGCAGTATCTTCTGTTCCGTCATTGTTTAAACGAATTAAATATATTCTTGTTAATCCATTAAAAACACCAAAAGTACCGGCTAATATTATTTTTCCATCAGGTTGAGTTATTGTTGTATTAACACCACCAGTGGTAAATGCTGTACCTAAATTTGTATAAAATGCAGTATCTTCTGTTCCATCACTATTTAATCTAACAATTCTATTTCTAGTATTTCCATTAAATGTTGTATAACTATTACCAACTATTGTCATTCCTGTAAAAGTCACTGGTATAGATGATGGTGTTGGTGTTGGAGTTGGTGTTAAAGATGGAGTTACACTCGGAGTTTCTGATGGAGTTACACTCGGAGTTATTGATGGAGTTAATGAAGGTGTGGGTGTTACACTTGGAGATGGACTTGGAGATGGGATTGGTTCGTATTGGTCACACGCATTCATGTCCTCAAAGATTGTTACAGGAATATTTAATTCGACACCTCCCAAATGGTCATTAAATCGTTCCAGAAACGTCGTTGATGTGTTTGGTAGGTCTGTATCAAAATAATCATAAAATACACCCAGCTTAATCTGTGATAGAAAATCCCTACATGCAAGATTCATATCACTTATGACATTAACCTCATTACTCATGTCAGTGTTTACAATATCACAAAATAAAATGTTTAGTGTAAACTGAGTTGTATTTTCATTATATGTTATTTGATTTGGAACAACGTGCATCAAAGGATAAAGTGTTGGATTATTTTCTTTACCCAAATAACTTAAATCACCAGTATTAAAACTTTTAATTTTAATTGGAAGATTTTGCGATATTAACTCAATTAGTTTTTTATAAGTTAAATAATGTTCCATTCTTTAATAAATACTTTTTAACGAACGTTATTTTTACCCTGCATTTTTTTCATTTCATTCTTCATTTCAATTGCCTCGTCCTTTTTATAAGATAAAAAATTCAAACATAGAATTACATTCATATTATTGATTTGTTCCATTTTTGTTATGTCATCATTACAGAGAATCATCAAGCATTTCCAATAAAACCTCGCAGTTTGGTTTTTATCTTTTGGAACATCTTCTTGAACTTGTTCTTTATCCTCGTCTTGACCATCTGTATTTGACTCTTCTGTTTCAAAGAATCCGCTAAAACTTTTGTGAATATTGTTACGCTTTGCAAAAAAAAACCTGATACACTTAAATAAAATTCTAATGGTAAATCCAAGAATTCTTCTGCTCGTTGTTCAATATCATTTGAATTATAATTTTCAATTTGATATTTGTTATTTTTTAATTTCTTAACAACAGGTCGATATAATATGGCCATAATCTTATGAATGTTATCCAATACATTTTCACCATTTGAATATACCTCAAGGTCAACCCATTCTGCCATGGTTAATTTATAAAAGTCTTGGACCAATCCATATTCCTTATCATTGTGTTTAAATTGAAAAATAATTTTACTTGGTTTTTCAACATGTAACATGGGTACTAGTTTCTTTTCAAGGAAATTAAAATTATCGGGTTCCAATTCTTTTAATTCATTTTCAGGAATACCAGTCAAAACAGAAATAATTTGAAATGTGTTTGGGTTACCAATCTTGGTTAAAGTTTGGTAATGTCTAATTGTTAATGTTTCAGGTAATTCTATTTTTTGGTCGTTATTGTATATTATCATATGATTAATAGTTTTGATTTATTGTCCAGGAATTGAACCACCACATATTTTGTGGCATCAATTAAGTGGTCTTTTCCTGTTGTTGTATTTGTTATGTTACCAATACGGTCCTTCTTAAATTTATAGTTTGAGAATTCATTTATCAAATCAACTGAATCTTCATGTACATAAATTGAGAATTGTTTTAATTTTTGGATTGCATATAAGATACTGGTCTTGCTAACCGGTCTAACATTTAATCCATGTTTTTTTAATTCACTGATTGATTTTGGTTCTGCTGAATCACAGACAATGTTTGCGTTTCTGTCAATACCAATCTCTTTTATTTTAAATGCAAGGTCTTCGTTTGTTAATCCCAAATCATATATAATTTGTTTTATATATATATTTTTTCCATCCACATTTACTTCGACCATTGCACATTCATCATTGGAAAAACCAAAGTCAATACCATAATATTTCGATTTAATTGTTGGAGGTAATGATGTATATGTTTTTGGTTGGGTGAATATCTTTTCTTTTGGTTCGACTATGAGACCTAAATTATATATTTGATATAAGTCCTCATCAACATTTTTTAAATCTTTGATTGCTTGAATTGTTGCATCATCCAAAAATGGATTTTGATTAAATGTTGAATGTATCATTATTCCATTCTCTTTATTTTCATAATCCAAACCCCACCAATCCATTGGAATTTCGGGGTTATAACAACAGATAATATATTTGGATGTTCTTATATCGAGTTGAACAAATTCGTTCTTATTACACGTGTTTATTTCATCCACAAGAACAATGTCACTCTTTAACCCACGGAGTTTACCAGTAGAATCATCAAGACCAATAAATCTTACAATTGAACCATTATCAAATTTATATATAAGTTCTGACTTATTGAAATTTTCATCTTTGAATATATCTAATGATTCCAAGATTGATTTGAAATCTTGAATGATTGTTGCTTTAAGACTGACTTGGGTTGCTCTGGCAATGGTTAATGTTATTTTATTTAATAAACATTCAACCACCACATTTTGTGTTGCAGCATAAGTTTTACCACTACGAGTTGAACCACGCAAAAAGATATATCTTTTGTTATCAGTCTTTGCGTTTTCTATTTTTTCATATAGTTCACTTACCTGAAGCTTCACTCTTTTTTTCTTTTAAAAGAATAGCTATCGCTCCATCAACCGTTGTTTCATTTTTAAGTGCCAGATAACGAATCTGATGATGTACCTCGGGACTTACCCATAATGCACGATAGTTGTAATTGTATTCTTTGCCGTCGCGTTTAAATTTCATAATATATCTTTTGGTTTGATTATTTCTATTTGTAATTTATTTTCTTGAATTTTTTCACCCTGACTGGTAACATCTACTTGTTGTTTATCGGACCAATTTTTTCCGAACTTATTCCTCATAATTAGCGACCATAATCTTGCGTTATAGTTACGTCCACCATTTTCAATCATGTGATTGTGTGCATTGTTAAACCACCATTGTTCACAAAGTTTCTGATAACTACTTACGGTCTCATGGTACTCTTTATTTCGGTCCAATAATTTGTCGTGTGCTTCCCAAGATATATTAAGTTTAATTAAAAAATCAGTAATATGTTTTCCTTCTTTACCCGATTCTAAAATTAATTCTTTCCAATTTTCAGGAAATGTGGTTTCTACTTTTTTCATGATATTATATATGTTTCCACTTTTTATTATTAAGTATTCTGCTAACTTGACTAACACTTAGTAGAAATATATTTGCTAAATCTTTTTGTTTGTAACCACCAGTTTTATACATTGAACGTAAATTTTGAACTTCAAATTCAGTAAGTTTTGACATCCCATTTTTTTCGCCCTTTAAAGGGTCTTTTAGATTATTTGCAAATGCATGTTTCATATTTTCACTACAAGTTACCCATTCCAAATTTTCAATGTTATTATCCGTTTTAATTCCATTGATATGATTACATTGAAGAGTTTTATCATCGGTGGGTTTAAAGGTTTCTAGTATCATCCTATGTACTTTTTTCGTGATTTTTTTACCATCGATATGGATTGATGTACAAACATATCCTTTGTTGTTTATTGTGGTGGCCATTTTTTTTAATTCCCCTGATTTATTGGAATATACATCTCCTTCTTCTGTTACATAATAGTCGGTTTTTTCATACTGTTTTAAATTGGTCATATTGTTTTAAAGTGTTAATTTTTTCAAAACCTCCAACGCATTTTCATAAGTTGTTGGTTTTGAATTTGGATACATGCGATGATAAAAATCAAATATTTTATTCGCGTCGAATTCAGGTGTATCAACCAAATAATCTCTTATTTCTTTTTTTAAGTAGATATCCTTCTCGTTGTTAATAACATATTTTTTGCAATTACATCCCATATATCTGTTTTTATAGATTTAATCTATATTATAAATATATAAATAATTAGCAAAAGTCTAAACCTTATCAATTTTTTTATATATCCATTTTTCCATAAATTGTATATGCACACTTTTTTCTCCATCAGTATCGTAACCCATCATTCTTAAAAATTCTTGGGTATTCTCAAAATCTTCATCAGTTAATTTTGAATAATGCAAATGTTTGTTGTCTTCTTGTGCTTGACGTTCTTCTTTGGTTAATCTATTGTTTTTGAGATAATGTGAACGGCATACTTCATTTTTACCATACACCCCATTTTTTTTGCGATAGAAACTTGTCTCTGGTTTCCACGTTCCACACATTTTACAGAAATACATCATAATCCCTTCTTCATTTAGATATCTCAACCCAATATTTTTTTTTAATCTTTCATCACCCATTATTTTTAAATATAAATAATTTTATCAAAAGTTGAGATATTTATATATTATAAGGAGTCTTTGTCGACTTCCATTTTTTATTTTATTTTTATTAACCCGGGATTTTGAAATCTCGGGTTTTTTTTGTATATTTGATTTGGATTTATAATATAGGTCCAGTTTTTGTTTTTGTAAGTCCAGCGATTTTGGTGTAGTCGCTGGACTTTTTTTTTGATTTATTTTGAACTTTTGATTTTTTTTTGTATATTTATAATAAAAAAAACAAACTATGAAAAATTTTTTTGAAAACTATTATGTTACACAACACGGTGAAGTCTACCAAAAGACTGATAACGAGTATGTTTGGGTTGAACCAAGAATGTGGCAAGGACTAAGGGTGCTCGATTTATTTGATACCAAAAATAGAAAGAAAATACGATTTAAAATTCATCGACTGGTTGCGGAAACATATATTCCAAATCCAGAAAATCATAATGAAGTTATTCATATTGATTTTAATAAATTAAATAATCATGTTGATAACTTAAAATGGGTCCCTCGATACTATTCACTGCATTATACAAAACATCAAAATCATAATGCAAGTGGTGAAATGCACGGTAATGCAAAAATAAGGGAAGAACAGGTTATCTTTATCCGCGAAAACTTTTATCAAATGGGTATAACTCAAAAAGCAATGGGACAAATGTTTGGTATTAATCAACAAACTGTTAGCAATATTTTACATAATAAAAGTTGGAATAAAATCAAAGATAATGAATAAAAGAATAAATCGAGCAAGTGACACTATTGGAATTAAAGGGACAATTCCAATAAAAAAAGAAACATTACATCCAAAAAAAAATTATAGTGTTGATGAACAGATTATTTTACTTTATTTACTATCTTTACCTCCGCAATGGAATTTGAAGCAAGATTGGATAATACATCAGTATGATGGTATAATGGGTAGGAATAGAATTAAGAAAGCTTGGGCATCCTTAAAATTGAAAGGTCATTTAATTAAAAAAACCGGTACCAACTTTACTGATGTATATTGGATAGTTTATGAATTACCGGTAGACCGGAATCCGGTATACCGAGAACCGGTATACCGGGAATTGGTACACAATAATACTAAGATTAAAGATACAGATAATAAAGAAACAGATAATAAAGAAAATACTAGTATTATACTGGGTAAATTTGAAAATAAAGAAAAAGATACTTATATTTTAAAAAATGATGAAGAAATGAAATACACGCAAGAACAATACCAAAAATATTTTGAAGAATATAAAAAGCAAAATGCTTATAAACTGGGTATCAAAATTCAAGATGAAATTCCATTACCAAAAAAAGTTGATGGATTTGTTGCAAAACAAAATTTAGTTGATATAGAATATCAATTGCAAAATGAATTTTATAAAATTGATAAAAATTTATTATTTGAATACATCAAAAATAATCAAGAAGATAGATTACCATTAATCATGGGCAAACAATTAACTATGTCGCAACAACAATTGTGTGAGAAGTATAGAGAAATGATTTCCCAACCGAACGTTAGTGAAGGAAATCTTTGATAAAATGAACACCTCACCTCTTAGTGTAACCAATTAAAAACAAAAAAAATGAAAAACCCTAAACATCGATATGGCGAGAATCATGGTCGCAGTAAACTAAGAGAAGACCAAGTGAGAGATATTCACTACCTTTATAACACGGGTAATTTAACCCAACAAGAAATTGCAACAGAATTAGGTGTGAACCAACGAACAGTTTCCAACATTGTTAACGGTAAAAGTTGGAGACATCTAAAACTTGACGAATAAGACATTATTTTTGTTAGGTGGTATACTGATACCAAAAACAAAAAATAATTCAACCTGATTAATCTGGTGAAGAAACTCGATAAGTTTTAAAGGTTAATGTTGAGTTCCTTTAACTTTTCCTTCAGAAATTGATTCTCACCCTCAAGTTTTGCCATATGTTTTTCCATTTCAAATATCTTGGTTCCCATACTAACAATATCATCTTTTAATTTTTCAATTTCTTCTTTTTGTTGTTGACTAGTCTCACGCCACATTTGTAAGACTTCTCTAGCATTTTGTATTTCACTTGTCGTGGCTTGAAATTTACCGGCAGTAAACCAAGTAATTACACCGGTTATAATTGCAACAATAACTTCTGATATTGGTATTTGGTCCATATTAAGAATTAGTTACGTGACCGTACCAAGCGGGATAGGGACAATTTCTTTCATCAAACCAACCCCAATTACCTGGCATTGAAATAGGTGATTTGAACGCAGTATTTTGACTTGGTTGCAATTGTTCCTTTTGGTTATCCGTATATTCGGGAAAAAGATTTGAATTAAATATAAGATATCTTCTCATCATATTGTTATTAAATTCAGCATCATCTTTAACATTTGTTTTTAGTTGAAGATATGTTTTGAATTCAATCTTTTGACCTTGTTCAGAACTATTTGATACCAATCCAATTGATAAGAATTTTGCAATGAAATTATCCAATGCACGATAAATAGAAAACCCAATTAAAGTGGGTTGGATATATTTGTCCAATAAAGTTTTGTAATGAATATTACCGGCTTGATTGATTGTATTATTATCAACCAAATCCAAAATTTTATTGTATAATTTTGTTCCAAGTGTTTCTTGGATTTCAATATTTTGACTGGTTAAAATTGAATATCTTAATTCATTGGCTTGAACATTTTCACCAATGTAACTATAAGATTTTAATACATTCTCTGATATTAATAATATGTTATTCATTATTCTAAAATTTTGTTTTGTATTATTTTTAAATCAACATTCTCATCCAAATGTATTAGTTTAACAATGTTATCTAGTTCTCCTATTAAATACTTTTGAAATGGTTTAATTGTTGTTGATAAGAATAAATTATACGATGTGGTTAATTGGTCTGCAGATGAAGAAAAACCTTGTGGTGATGGTAAACCGATGATTGCACCATCGATAATTTTATGACCACTCATGATTTGTCTTTGTACCAATTCAAAGATACTACTGAAATAACCATCTTCAACATTGGTTTGGATTTGAGTAATCTCCGGTTTTTGTTCTGACTCGCCATAACTTATAATTACCCTTCCCGCATTCTCTGCACCCTGATATCTTTCTTCAATCTTTCGCAACACTTGGAATTGTTCATTCTCACTTTCAGGTTGTTGTTGATTAAAGTGAACCCACAATGATGGACTTAGACCATTCTTAATGTTATGTAAATTGAAAACAGATATCTGTTCATTTAATTTAACGTCATTGATAACACTAATCCAATCAGGACAACCGTAATAATCAAATGCAGCGTGTTCTTGTTTTATGTGGATTACTTGACGATTTTCTCTATCTTCAGAATTAAAACTCGCAAATTCAATCACATTTTTTTTGGTTGGTTTCCACCATTCTCTGCAATAAAAATAATTATCATCTTTTCCGACCCTCATGTATTTTGCTGGTAAAATATGAACACCCGCCAAACCTTCGTTTCTATCACGTCTCCATACTGCTTCCAAAAATAAATTACCTGTCACCATATATTCAAAGACCATTTTTCTAAACAAAAAATTCAATGAATCAGATTCATTCATCATATAGTTTTTCTCAAATCCCATTCCCACAATTGCATCAATCTTGGAACGAAGACATGCGTTATGAATTGGAGAAACGTCTGTTAATCTCAATAATTCATAAGGGTACATATTGTTTGCACCCCATCGAATATATGGTTCATTTTTATTTTCTGTGACCTCAATGAAAGTTTCAGTTGTGTCATATTTTGAAAAGTCTAATCTATGTATTTTCATATACTTTAAATTGTATTTCTGATAAGTTATTTGATGTATTTCCTGTGTTACTATCGTAAGTTTCAAATGTTATATTTTCTGTCACACGTAATATACTTTCGTTTACAACATTATAAGAATTGATTGGATTTAAATTCGTTGATGATGTTTGCTCATAAACCAATAAATAATATTCGCCAGGAATTAAATGAAGATTAACATTGGTTATTGATGTTCCCGTATATATTTCTGCAGCATTTGGATTAACATCAATGTTAAAATGGTCTTCTGCGGGAAGATAACTAACACTGGGTGGAATACGATAAGGTATTGCTCTCCATATTTGGTTGGTTACCTTATGTTTAAAATTAAAAAGATAATAAACTGTACCCGATAATAACTTATTCCTCGAACAAGTTAAATACATGGTTTGACCTGTTGTGTCACCAGAAAGATATATCATATTTTATACTTATTTAATTCTTGTTCAACAAATTTTATTAAATTTTCATTTGTTATATTATTATCGCTTTTGGCGGGATAGTTTATAACTATTGAACATTTACGTTGTATTTCATCATCACCGAATTCAATGAGAATTTGACACTCATTAAAATCAATATCAAAACAAACTTGTTTGATTATATAATACGCATATAATGTATTATTAATTGAAAACATCTATAATAAATACCTAATTTGAAGAAGAAAATCAGATTTATAACAAAAAACCCTGCTATTCATTAAGAATTAGCAGGGTTTTGATATGACCAACATTCAATAACATAAATATACGAAATATTTTTATTTTTTCAATAATATAAAAAAAAACCCCCGAATTTCTTCGAGGGTTTTTAATCAGATTTAATTCCAATTATTGAACAGTGATACCTGTCATGACCGCTTGGAGGGTAGTGGTCACATCAATTTCCATGGATGGATTAGGTTCACCACCTGACATAGTAAATGTCACACCGTTGGCATCGTTGTAAGCCTGACCCATTAACATGGAACCTGCACTTACGGTAAGACCATTTTCTTGGCCAACCAACCAATAACGACCGTTATTGTCTTCAATTATGATTATTAAATCATTGGGTTTGATAAGGTCAAACCATTTTGTACGTAAAATTTGGTCTAATTTAGGTAATGTTACAACTAAACTTGGGACAAATACTACTGATTGGGCTGTCTCGTTCACCTGAAGTTCTTCAGTAAACGAAGAAGACTGTTTTACAAGTTCGTACTTGTAAAATGTTCCTGTACCCGCAATCGCAGTGATGCCACCTGTTTGAGTTGATGTTACACCTGTAATTGCATTACCAGCTCCGCCTAAAACCCAAAGGGCTTTAACACCACCAGTACTTGCATTACGACAATCTAATGTATGACCGCTCGAAATATAACAACTCATAGTTTTTTATAATTTTTAATTTTAAGGTTTATGCATTATTTGCAGATTGCGAAAGACGCTACGTCGAATACACCAAGACCATAAGTTACATTGGCCATGATTTTAACGATATCCTCGAACGGGTCGTAGACAGCTTTAACAGTCATTATCTCGGAATTCATACCGAACAAGTAGTAACCAGCAGGACCGGCGTAGTATGCGGACACACCATCAAGACCTACGGTTGGGATTACTCTTACATTGGTACCAGGTAACATCAACGACCATTCTTCACCGGTTGCGACACCTGCACTATCCATTGTAAACAAGTTAACAAAAGAAGAATTTCTCATGCTTGAAACAAGTCCACGATAGTTGGCGTAAGAACAGTAAATGACAAGGTCATCACGATGTAATACGTTGGAAGGAATGTTTTCATAGATTTTGGTGAATACATCCAAACCGTTGCTTGAAGTAGCACCTGTGTATGCAATTTGTGTTGCACCGTTACCAGAGGTAATCAAGTATTCAACACCATTGAAACACTGAGAGTTAAATTCAGTAGCACCAGTTGCGGTTGTATTTCTCCACAATGCTTTTTCAACTTTGTTTGCAATTCTGTTAGAGATATCTTCCAAAATTACTTCTTCGAATGGAACATTCTCTTGGAAGTTCGCATCACTCAAAGATTGAGAAAGATATGTGTCATATAAAGAATAAGGACACAAAGTTTGGTTTACTTTTTTGTTACACAAATCAACGGTAACAAGGTTTTGGGTGGTTGTACCAGATTGGTTAAATCCGCAAGATAAATCTTGCAAATAAACGTCGTTTGTTACGAAACCAACTTTTTCGGTAGTACCTTTCAAATTAGGTCTTACCGTAGCATATTTTGGAAGAGTCAATCCCAAAACTGCTTTAATTAACATATCCGAACCATATGAATTGTAGGTTGGGAGATTTGTTAAATCATAAGCGAAATTTAATTTCTGTTTATTCATTTTTTTAATTTTTAAATACTGTTTAGTTTTTCAAAATCACGAATCATTTTTAATTTGAAGTCACCTCTGTTAGCAACTTCTTTGATTGATTTTTGTGTTTTATGTACAGGCTCTTTTTCTGCACTAAGTTTAAATGCTTTAAATTCGCTGGAAAGTTTTTCCATACGCTTATTAATCTCGGCTAATGTAGCCACATAAGTTTTAATAAGTTTTCTCATTTCTTCCTCATCATCTCTGTTTACATCTTCTGCAACTCTATCTGCTTCAGACTCACCTTCTCTCTCATCTTCTTTTTCATAAATGGCCACAATTTGACCGGCCTCATCTACTTCAAGAACAAAACCTTCGGTGGTTTCGTGTTTGCCAGCAGGAGCGGGAGATAGTGTGGATTCTTTCTGAATATAAAGATATTGACCAACTTCAAATTCTTGGGTTTCTTCGTTGTTAGAAACAACGGTTCCATCCAATAAAGTTGCGGTTGCGAACTTCAAAGATTCAAATTCTTGTTTGAAAAAACCTTTAACTTTTTCTATCAAGCTATTTTTCATATAATAATTTTTTAATTTATGTTATTGATAACATTTATAAATATAAATGTTTAATTAAATGATATTTTTTATTACAAAATTAATTTAAGATAAAATTACCTTCAACAGATAATCCTTTTACTTCACCATCTTTGATTTTCTTCCATAACATATTTCCTTCTTCACTTTCAATAATATAGAAAACACCAACCCATGAACCAAATGGAACATCATCTTTGGTAAAATAATTGTAAATTTTATCGTTCTCATTTTCAACCAACCAATTTTCAACCAATACAGCATCTTTCATTGATTCATCTGAATTATGTTCAAGATTGGTATTTCTCATTCTTCCCTCCAAATTATATTTTCTTTGGATTTGTTCAATGGTTTGAGGTGAGAATTTTACATAATATTTCTCACCATTTACCTCGTTTCTTCTTGGAATCAAAATATGAGGTATCATCAATGGACTTACCACCAATCTTTTTTCCTCGTTTACAAAACGGAAGGATGATTTAAAGTTTTTTTTTACTTTCTCTTCAATGATATCAAGATGATTTTCCACAAAAGTTAAATCATATTTCTCACCTTTTAAGATTTCAATTTGTTCAAAGATTTCATAGAAATCATTTTTCAATTTTATTGCATTTTGATAATCTTCCTCGGTAATTTCTTCTTTTGCTTCAATCTCAAAAATTTGGTCGACAATAACTGCCGCAATTCTAATCATTACAACTTCATCTCTCGTATTTTCTTCTGAAACTAATTTTTTAAATAATTGTTGGGCTATTGCACACAAATAAAAATATTTTGTGGTATAACCGAATATTGTCATTTCCATAGATTTAAAATTTTTAAAATCTGATATACAGATTGCAATTGCTTGGTCTTGTTTGTATCCCTCACCAATTAATACGGGGATACAACGACCAAGGTAATCGTCTTTTGATTCGCCAGGTAATCTCTCAACAAAATTAATTTGAGACATCCTTGGGTTTAAATAACCACGATTTGGTTGGTCAAACATTGGTGTACCGGCTTTACCTCTTGCAGGTCCTTTGGATTCTTGATTACGTAATGTTGCATATACTTTCTGCCAATAATGTTTACAGTTCGGTCCACCTTTATAAAACCATATATCATAGGTTGATGAACCATCAGGACCAAAACCAGCATTGACCGCAATGTTATTGGCTTGTTTAACTTCCTCATACGTATAGAGTCTATTAAGACCCATCAATTGACGACAAAAATCTCGTTCAGGATTTGGACCAGTGTATTTGTAAAATGTTCTACCTTTCTTTTCATCTCTTGGTAAGATATCACCTTCACCCCATGGAATTTCAGCAGCATCAGCAAACTCCATTTTGAATTGTTCTTCGGTAATTCCGCAATTTGAGAAATATTCAATTAACATATCGTTATCGGTTTTACCCGTTGGATAATTTACATATTCAGGAAGATTTGAAACATCGATTTCCATATCTTCTGATTTACCCTTTTTTGGATGACCACTTGGTAATAAATCATTATCGGTAACATATTTGCTATTTTCAGGACGACCATTCTTTACCAAATAAAGAAACGCATTAACACGAGCCATCGCCCATTGTTTTGCTGAATTTACATTGGGTGAATGACTTGTATTGTATGCTCCCATTCCTCGTTGATAAACTGATTTCAACATTCCCACGGTTGTACCATATCCCAATTTATCTTTATACTTCTCATTGAATTCATCCGACTTTTTTTGCAAAGATTCTTCGGTTTGTTTATCAACTTCCGCTGAACGTGTGTCGGATGCTTTACCACGAGCAGAACCTTCTCCTTTTGGATTTGGATTGGGTGTATCTGATTTTGGTGCTTTGGGAGATTCTTTAATTCCACCACGAGGACCAATTTCGGCCATTTCTTCTCTGATTTGACCTAACTTTCTTTGTGCCCATTCCACACCTTCATCACCACCCCATGCATCCCACATGAGTTTTCCACAACCTTCACCATATGGCGTTTCAGAATTTTGTCTGTGTCTTTCAAATGCTGCCATCCTAGCGATTGTTTCTTCTGTAACATTTTCTCCATTACACAATTGATTTGCACGAATTTTTCCCACGGGAGTTCCACAAGAACCCCATCCGTTTTCTTCGGCCCATTTGATGGCTCTACATGCATTATTTTTTGCTGCTTCAGGATAATCATTATAACTTTCAAATTCTTCAGAATTGAAATATATAAATTTGGTTTCAATCGCAGGATTCTCAACAAATGCTACCGCATCGACTCCACTATCTTCTGCAAATAAATCCTCAATTGTTAGTTCTATAATTTTCATATATATATAAATATTTTATAATGTCGTTAATTGTTCCAATTTTCTGTTGATGGTTTGTGCATTGGTAATATCTGATTCAAATACATAAGCACGAATTGGTTCTTGTCTACCTTTTGCAAGAACTTCAACCAAACGAGAATCAAGAACATTGTTGATGATTGGACGACCTCCACCCGATTCATTAATTGATGATAACAACCCACCATAATTTAAGGATGATTGACGATTAATTACAGCCTCACCACCTTCTAATTCGAATCTTCCAAAATCAACACCACCTTGTTCGTGAGATGGACCCACGACCATACCACCAGTTGCCATTTGTTTTTTAATCTTACCACCACGTCTCAATGATTGTGCTTGAGCAATTTGTTGACGAATGGTAGCAATGGACGCTGTGGCCAATAACCCTTCAATACCAATGATGATGGCTTTTCCTGCGGGACCAAGATTTGGATTGGCCAATGTCGTTACAACCGCTTGTGCTGCACTTGCAATCGTTTGAATTAAGGTCGCTTGAAGAGATGAAATTCTTGCTTGTTTTTCAATCTGTTTCTTTTTTTCTTGATAGATTTTTTCGGCTTCTGTTCTTTTTGCATTTGCTTCAACCGTATCACCAACAATATTATCCATTGTTTTTTGATAGTCACTTTCCAATTTTTCCAATTGCATTGAAAATTGTGTTTGTGTTAATTGACCAATTGTATTAATTGCATTTGAAAAAGTTTGAAGATAAGTTTGAATATTACCTAACGCAGTTTGGAATGAATCATCAGCTGGTTTTACATTAGTTGCGGTATTGATTGCGGTTTGTAATTCTAATGCACGATTTTTTAATTTCTCAAGTTCAACAGGGTCAATAACACCTGCAACATAATCATTGATTTGTTTTTTAACTCTCGCCAATTCACCTTGGATTGCCGCCAAATCTTCTTGAGGAGTTATTCCTTCAATAAATGGTCCACCAAATTCCGTTGTTAATCTTCCTTCTAATTGTGCTCTTCTTGTATTGAGAGCATTTAAATCCTGATTATATTTTTCATATATACGGATTTTTTCATCAACCAATTTTTTCTCCGTTTGTAAATCACGGAGTTTTCTCTGGTTGTCAAGATTTGTAATTTCTCTATCTAATCTTTCCTTATCACCTTTATAGGTTTCTTGGAGTTTTAATAAATCAGTAAAATATTGTTTGTCGTTTTGTAAAACTTCCTCATTGGATTTCTTTTCCGCTTGAGTTATTTCATTAACTAATTTTAAACGTTCAATATTAATTTTTCGTAATAACTCTAAACTTTTTTGATATCTGTCGGTTTCTAATTTTACTATTGCGGCTAATCTTGATTGTTCTATAAAAGTTAAATCTCTATTTTGACCTTGTAAAATTTTTTCTTTTTCTCTAAATTCAACAAAAGATTTAAATTTATTTAATTCGGCTGTTTCAAATTGTTTAAATTCTCTTTCATATAATTCAATTTGATTATTTAGATTTTGTTTTCCTAAATTTTCTTGTAATTCATTTAAAGATTTTAACCCTTCAATAATTTGTTTATTAGCAAATTCAACAGCATCAGTACGTTGTTTTTGTGTTAATCTTTCTAAGATTATATTTTTCTTAAAATATTCTGTATCATAAATTTCAAAGTAGTCTTGAAAGAATTTTTGAAATTGTTCTAAAGTTCTTTTTTGAGATAAAGCAAATTTATCAGATTCACTTAAAAAATTCTCTTCTTGTAAATCATCAATTGTTTTGAAAAAAGTTTCATAAATTTTTGCTCTATCTTGATTATATTTTTTCTCAAGATTAAGTCTATCTTGTTTTCTTGTTTTATCAATTTTATCTAAATCAGTATTAAATTTTTCTTCTAATGTGGCTAATTCTCTTAAAGTTTGATTTTCAATAAGACTAATTTCTAACGCTCTACTTTCAGCTCGACGTTCTTTATTAATACGAGCTTGTTCTTCACGTTGTTTTTTCTTTTCATTGGTGATTTCAATCTCATTTTTCAATTGTTGATTACCTAATGTAATTAAAGAATTGGTGGTCGTAACGTAATCCTTATTTAATTGTTTAAGTAAATCAAGTTCTTCTTTTGTTGCCCTTCCTGTTGCTTTTAAATTTGATAATCTTGCAATTTGATTATTTAATTGTTGTTGTAGAAGTGTTAACATTCTACGTTCATTATCAACACCCTGTTGTCTTAATCTAGCAATTTCTTGTTCTGATGCTCCACGTTTTTCAGCCAATAAAACTTGTTGTTCATCAAGTAATTTTTGTCTTGCGATTTCTTGATTTGTATTTTGTGCCGCATTTTGTAGTTTTTCTAAACTAACAGCCGCTTCATCCACAGAATCACTAAACGCAAGATATGCGGCTGCTAACGCACCAACTACCGCAAGTATTGCTGTATATGGATTCGCTAATAAGGTTGCATACAACGCTCTCAAATTGGCGGTGAGTCCTCTTGTTGCAATTGTTTGTGCCGTGGTCGCAAGGGTTGCCGCTTTGGTTGATGCAACTTGAATTAATGTATTCGCACTGACCGCAACTTCTGCAATGGCTCTAGCACCTAATGCTACTGTTAATAAATTTTGTGCGGTTGTTGCCGCCTTGGTAATCTGTTCTTGAGATTCTTGTTCAGCACCCAATAATTGTGCTGCTGCAGTAGCCGCAGCAAAACCAGCGGTAACACCTCCTGTGAATTTCCCTACCGCTTCAATTTGACGTTCAAGAGATATCCCTTCTGACCTTTTATTAAAGTCTTCTAATTCACCTGATGCGGCACGTAATTCACCTTGTAAACGTTTAAATTCATCACTCCCAATCGCAACACCTTTTAATCTCTGTTGGAGATTTTGAATTTCAGTTTCAAGTTCTTTAATTGATGATACTGTTTTACTTACACCATCAATTTTAATTTCTAAACCAATTGTTCTAACTGCCATATTAGATAAATATTATTTTTTATAACCATTTTATGGAATAGTACATGGACTTGGTAGAACTTCTTCAATCATTCCACCATAATCTGCAACTACACATAATGGTGTTGTTGATACTCTTCTTAAGAATGTTCCAAATGGTAACACATTGAAGTTCGTATCATATACAATGGTTCCTGTAAAATTAAATGTTCCAAACCAACGTAATTGGACATATGATGCTGTACTATCACATACCTCATCATAATTAACACTCACATAGAAATAATCTTGAGAATATCCTGTTAATTGTGGTGCAAGTGCGTTTGGTTCTAAACTATATACTGGTGCTGGTAAATCTGTTGATGTCTGTTTATAATATTCTACAATATCTCTAACCAAAATAACATCAGTTAATTTTTCAACAGTTAAATCTGCATCGGTTATCTTTTCAATTCGATAACTAGCATTCTTTATATATATTTTATCAGTTAAACTGACATCCGCGATTTCTTGTGGTGTCAACCATATCTTTGCTTGAACCTTTCTAAATTCTTTGGAATATATTCCATTAATCAAATCCGACCAAAAGAAATTAAATAAGGTGTTTTGTGTTGAGAATACTGATAATGTTGTATTCCTTGAGAAGAAATCAAAATCAGAATTGAATGATAAATCTGAAACAAAATTTGGGTCAAGAATATCCAAATTGCTTAAGTGAGAAACGCATGGATAGGTTGTCCATGGTTGTGCCACAAAACTGTCATTAAAAATATAATATGGTTGAACAAATGACTTGGTATCACCACTATACGCGTAGCGATTTCCAACCCAAAAGAATATATGTGGATTAGCGTTGTATTGTTCATAAGTTCCTGTATCTGAGTTAAATCTACTTGTGTTTGGAATAATAAAGTTTGGAGCACCAGGTAATCCATCAGTTGGTAATGGTGAGAATATCAATTCATATTTTTGTTCATCCGTTAAAATGTTGGATGATGACACAAATCGTTTTCTACCAAATACATAAGTGTTTTGGTCTTCAAACATTTTGTTTAAATACTCATCTTCACCACTTAGATATGACCATTCTTGAATTTTGGCTAGTTCAAAATTATTCGGAGAAATTTTATAGGTTGAATCTAAATCAAGTTTTTTGTTCCAATCTTTTTTGATTCTACTTGTTTCATCAAAATACCAATTGTATGGAACCATTCTAATTGTTCTTGATTCATCATCGGTAACAATAACCAAATTAAACATGGTCACCAACGATTTAATGAAATCAACACAACTCGTATTAACAATACCTTGATTTATGTTAATCACTGTTGCTGGGTCAATTCCCGGTGAATTATACAATTCAAACATCGGTGCTTGTTTTGTTATTCCACCAAAATTATATGGATACAATACGACGTTTGCTTCGGGTCCATTACCAGCATTAAGAACTAAAAATAGTTTTATATATTCACCCGCATTTAAATTAACATTGAAAAATAAATTCTGTGGAACAAAATCAGTTGGAATACCATTAACAAACAATGTATTTGTGGAATAGACAATCGTCCCATTCACCAATCCTGATGTTGATGATGATTTTCTTGCAATGATTTGGAAATAAGCAATTCGACCAGGGAAATTAAATGATGCTGCAAAATTGAACATCAAATTAAAATAATATTGTCCCGTTCTTGGTGCTCTAAAATAGTTGTTGATTGGTGGTGTTGATGAAGATGAAAAAAAGATATAATTATTCAAATTATCATACCCATCTGTTCCAAAAGAATTAAATTGAATTTCTTGTTGTCTTGATGTGGTAAATGGTGGAGCAAAAACATTTGAATTATGAAAAAATGTTTGTTCACTTGGGGAGTATATTCTAAAAAGATTTTGATTGGTATTACCTGATTGACTTAGTTCTTCTGAATTAAATCCATTAGAAAATAAATCCATATATATGGATTTAAAATAATCGGTATCAAAAAATTCTGAATTGATTGTAAATGTTGTATTTTCAGCAATTCTGTCAATAACAGTTTTAATTTGAATTGCTGGTTTGAAATAATCTGTTGGGATTGCATAGATTGGATTGGTTATCGTTCGTCCTGAATTATAGGTGAATTCCCATTGTGGAATGGTCGTACCAGTACCACCAGGATTGTCATATCTCAATCCATAGTTAATCATGGGGTAAATTATCTTACCACCAAATAAACCACTTACACCGTCTCCATTTGCTTCCCAACTTGTTGTTACATTGGAATAAGTTCTGTCATGTATCAAATCACCAAAATCCAATTCTTGTAATTGGTAATCTTTGATTTGACTAAAAAAATCTGTTAGATTGGATACAACAAAAACTTCATATTCGTAACTGGTATTGTTAATTGTTACAGAATTAAGTCTTAAATATCCCTGAAATAAAATGGTTGTTTTACTTGTAATAATACAAGGTATTTTTTGTAATGCATCAAAATCCGTGGATATTAATGAATAAAAATTCTTGAAGAATTTGTTATTGGTATTTGTGCCAGGTATTGTAAATGTTTTTGAGAAACTCGATTTTCTTGCATCAACTTGAAGAACATCGGTCTCTTGGATAGTTACAGAAATAGGAATCTCATCGAACAGGTCGAGACTGTCCCATCGGTTTTCTGCTATCTGAACAAGTAATTGTGTTTCCATTCATTGTTAATTAGTTAAATATTAAGTAAATGGAGAATCAATAATTTGATTTGATTTAATTGTAAAAGTTCGTGTTGCTGCGCCAGAACTATTAGTGTTTCTAAAAACATATACAATATTAACATAATCTCCCGAAGAAGGAGTTTGAGATGTGCCTGTTAAATTGTAGGTATATGTTGTATCTGTTGAAAGGACTTCATCAAACGTATCTGCACATATTGTTGATTGATTTACATTAGAACTATTAACTCTACAAACATATATTTCATACAATCTAATACCAGTTGGCATGGTTGAACTTGTCCTTAATCTAACTGTCCAAGTACCACTATTCCAATTAGTACCACTGTTTATTGTTAATTTAGATTGTAAACCCCATTGAACTGATGAATTATCAATTTGACAAGTAATGTCTGATGTACCTGCTGCTCCACCAATAGTAGCTGTCCTTTGATTATAAGTATATACGGGACCATATGGTGAACAAGCATTGCTATCACCATTTGTAAAAGTATTATCAGTTTGTTGAAATGATAAAATTGCTAATGCAGATGTACTAGGTGTTGGAGTTACTGATGGGGTAACACTAGGTGTTACTGAAGGACTAACAGATATCGATGGAGTAACACTCGGAGTTACACTTGGTGTTGGACTCGGACTTGGAGAAGGAATATCTTCTTTTTCAACATTCATTATTATTTGACCATCAAATCTGGCACCATAAACATTACCTTGCCACTTCTTTTCACCGAGTGGTTTTAAGAGTTCCTCAATGGGATATTTTATCTTTCTTTTCATCTGTTGTTACCTACTAATGCTATATTATTCGCATAAACATAAGTTATCTCCAAATTATAAATAGGTTGGAAATTTTCTATTTTTCTTACGTACTCTGCGTTAGTTATATTTACTGGTCTTAATTGATTATCATCATTGATAATATACACTTCTGAACTTGTCATCAATTCTTCTAACCACTGAAATTCTTCCAATGATATGAATCCTGTATTTACGATGTGAGTTTCAATAATAGAAACATCTGCGTCAGTAAGACCTCTATCGTATCTTTGTTTATTTAAATTGGCCAATTTATCTGTCCAAGAAACTGACCATGTTTTATAACTTTGTCGTGATATTCCCAATCCTTCTTCAATACTTCCTTTGAACCACATATAATCATATAATCCAAATCTGTTTTTGAACATGAATTGTTTTTGGTTATAACCACGCGTGCAATCGGGTTCAATCTCAAATGTAAATAATTCTGAGACTGCGGTATATGTTTGACAATTACCACTTATATAACTGGTTGGTACTGGATTTACTGGAACACTCATATATTAATTTTTAACCTGGAGGTGGACAAGCACCATTTAATGTTATTACGATATTTTTACCAGGTGGAATTGATTCAGGTAAACTACATGAACAGAATGTTGATGTAGCACCTGCACCAATAACTACTGAAGTTGATTGACCTGTTGTACAACTTGTATATCCGACCGTTGTTGAAGTTGCTTCGTTATTTTGTACGGAATATTCACTACATGCACAAGGTGTGGATGATGGAGTCGGTGTTGGTGTTGGTGTTAAAGTTCTCGTTGGAGTTGGAGTTGGTGTTTGAGTTCTCGTTACAGTTGGTGTTGCACTTGTTGATGGAGTTGGACATGGACAAGAATTACATACATAAATTATCTCAATAAATCCATCTTCAGTGGTTGGGAATGTACAACTACAAACTTGAATAACTGTATTCTTACTTATACTTTTTCTGGTTAATACTTTTGTTGTGCAATCAAAATATTCATATGTTCCAACATCTAATAAACTACCATTTGTTATTTGATATGTTTCACAAGTACATGGAGTTGTAGATGGTGTTAAAGTTGGGGTTAAACTTGGGGTAACTGATGGTGTTCTTGTTAAACTTGGAGTCACAGACGGTGTTAAAGTTTGACTTGGCGTTGGTGTCAGAGATAAATTAATACTTGCAGATGGTGTGGGTGTTGGACTTGTTGATGACGTTAATGATGGGGTAACCGATGGTGTTGGTGTTTGACTTCTCGTTACACTTGGCGTTGGTGTTAATGAGGGTGTTGAACTTGGAGTTGGTGTTACTAATACACATGCACCATTGTCAGTCACGTCAATAATTGGTGGATATAAAATAGAATCAATACATGCACAAATTGTCTGACTTTGTAATGCTCGAATCGAACCTGTGATTCTTGTCTTTATTGTACAATCAATATAAGAATATACTTGTTCATTTATCGCATCATTATTTGTCAACGTATATTCATTACAAACGCAATCAGGAGTTGTGGATGGGAATGGAGTTGCGGTTGGTGTTGGAGAAACATCTTCAACCGAACCTTGATATCCACCAAATAATTGTACCGTATATCTTTTCGTATTTGCTGGCATTATCGCATCCAAATTCTTTGGACCAGCACCAACATATAATATATTGTAATCTGTTACAAATTTGGTAAATACAAATCCAAGATAATTGGCGTTACAATCATTTCTTGGTCCACCACCATTTTGTAATATATTATCGTATGTTACAGTTGATAATAAATTATTATTGACATCATAAAATTTATATTCAACATAATAAGGTTCTGACACTCTTACATTACTAATCCACCAGTTTGTAAATCCTAATGTAAACCAATCTCTTTCACGTATATATGTGGTTCTTGGTGCATTGGTCATGAATCTACCTAAGTCAGGTAAACCATCCATAACAATAGTTTGATAATCAAAATTTTCTAAATCAGAATCTTGGTTTGAACCCATCGTTCCGTTATAGACCTTATATGTACCATTTTGTTGTGCGGGACTACCGACATTACTTCCAATACCTGTAAATCCTGTTACAGTTCCAAATTGGGTTGATGAATATTCTTCACCACATCGAACCACATAATATTTTACAAATGTGTTACCAGTTCCCGTTTCAATATTTGGATTGGAAAATGGAAATGTTTGGTGAACATAAATTGATGTCCCTGACCAACTACTGACTGGTTGATTGTTTAAATAATTCTTTAATATTTCTGATACATCAATTGTCCCTAGACCATATGGATTTGGTGTCGTTTTTCCTGCATAAATTTGAACACCATTAACTGAAACAGTAAATGTATATTTGTAATCAAATTTATTTGTTGTATCACCACTAACGATGAAATACAATCCATCACTCAAAACGGGACTAAATGGTTCAGGACTGCGTACAATTGATATCGCCATATATTGTAAATATAAATATTTTAATTAAAATCCAAATTCTCCTTTATGTAATTCTCGAAATATATCTTTGCTGCTTCACCAATCTTTTCTTCAATTTCATCAATTGTTGTATTGATTGCATTCTCCAAAAATTTAATTCCGAATATACCATATTTTCCAATTGAACGTCTGATTAAATAAACCAACGATTTTCTTGGAATAAATCTACCTTTCTCATCTCTAGCTGGTTTAACTCTTCTTACGGTCCATCTATCTATCGGACCTAATGGTGGATAACGACCAGGTCTTCTTCCATTTTCAACATATTCCCAATAATCAGCAGAACCAAAATCAACAACCAATTTTGGAAGACCATCATCAAAATCAGATACCCATTCAACATTAACTGAATTATATAAATTACCACTTGCAATCTTATTTGCAATGGGTGTTGGATATCGACCACTTACAGGTTTTGCTTGACCCGAATAAGTTCGTGATGGATAATTCTTTTTTAAATTGGACTGAATATTTGTTTTTAACAAATCAGCAATTTGATTTAATATCTGTTCTTCCATATTAACTTAATTGAACTGAAGTAACTGAAGAATTAAATGCTGTTCCAAGATTTGTATAGAATGCGGTATCTTCGGTTCCGTCTGAATTTAATCTAACTAATCTATTTCTTGTTAATCCATTAAATGTTGTATATAAACCGCCCACTAATATTTTTCCATCGTTTTGGGCATTAATAAAATTAGTAGCACTAGTACCAAATGCTGTTCCTAAATTTGTATAGAATGTAGTATCTTCGGTTCCATTACTGTTTAAACGAATTAATCTATTTCTAACATTACCATTAAATAATGTAAATGCACCACCAATTAGTATTTTTCCATCAGATTGAATTAAGATATCGGTTGCACTTGTAGTAAATGCTGACCCAAGATTTGTGTAGAATGCAGTATCTTCAGTTCCATCACTATTTAATCTAATTATTCTATTTCTAACATTACCATTAAATCCTGTAAAATTACCAACTATTACTATTTTTCCGTCAGATTGTAATTTAACATCACTAGTAATAGCACTAAATGATGTACCTAAGTTTGTATAGAATGCCGTATCTTCGGTTCCATCATTGTTCAATCGAACAAATCTATTTCTTGTAATACCATTTAATGTTGTATATTGACCAGCAACTAAAATTTTTGTATCGGATTGTTCTTGAAATCCTCTCACAACATCACCAAATCCTGTTCCTAAATTTGCATAAAACGCGGTATCTTCAGTTCCGTCTGAATTTAATCTAATTATTCTATTTCTTGTATTTCCATTAAAATTAGTAAATAAACCACCCACTAATATTTTTCCGTCAGATTGTACAAATATTGCTTCGACACTAAAACTAGCACCAGTAAAAGCAGTTCCAAGATTTGTATAGAATGCCGTATCTTCGGTTCCATTACTATTTAAACGAACTAATCTATTTCTTGTATTTCCATTTAATGATGTTATAGTACCTCCAACTAATATTTTTCCATCAGATTGTATTGTTGTACAAGCTATATTACCAACAAATCCTGTTCCAAGATTAGTATAAAATGATGTATTTTCTGTTCCATCATTATTTAATTGAATCATTCTGGCTCTTGACAATCCATTAAAAGTAGCAAAATTACCACCGACTAATATTTTTTGAAGAGGCAATGTTGATGGTGTAGGAGATGGTGTAACACTTGGTGCGCCTCCTTGACTTGGTGTTGGAGTTGGAGTTGGGGTTAATGATGGTGTTATGCTTGGTGTTGGTGTTGGAGTAACCGGTGGAACGGTACCAAAATTTAATAATATTGCTAATACTGTTAAATTAAATGATGCTCCTAAGTTTGAATAAAATGAGGTATCTACAGTTCCATCTGAATTTAATCTCATTCCATATAATCTAGATACACTATTTAATTGTGTAAATGCACCACCAACAACTATTTTCCCATCAGATTGAATTTCAATATCATGAACAGTATTATTATAACCCGTTCCAAGATTTGTGTAAAATGAAGTATCTTCTGTTCCGTCTGAATTTAATCTAATTAATCCATTTCTAGTATTACCATTAAATTGTGTTATAGTACCACCTACAACTATTTTACCATCTGATTGGATTTTACAACTATATACTTGACCTGTAAATCCTGTTCCTATATTTGTTGTAAATGATGTGTCTTCTGTTCCATCTGAATTTAATCTAACTAAATCATTTGTAGTATTTCCATTAAATGTAGTCCAATTACCTGCTATCAATAATTTACCATCAGATTGAATAATGATATCATTAATCGGACCATCAAATGCTGTTCCTAAATTTGCATAAAACGCGGTATCTTCAGTTCCATCACTATTTAAACGAATTAATCTATTTCTTGTATTTCCATTAAATGAAGTATATACACCACCTACCAATATTTTTCCATCAGATTGTTCATTTTGTACTCGAACAGTATCAGCAAATGATGTACCTAAATTTGTATAGAATGCAGTATCTTCAGTTCCATCACTATTTAAACGAACTAATCTATTTCTTGTATTACCATTAAATGTTGAAAAAACACCTCCAACTAATATTTTTCCATCAGATTGTATTTTTACACATTGAGTAGTAGTATTAAATGCCGTTCCAAGATTTGTGTAGAATGCCGTATCTTCAGTTCCATCGCTATTTAAACGAACTAATTTATTTCTTGTAATACCATTTAATGTTCCGAATGAACCAGCAAGAATTATTTTATTATCAGATTGTCTATCTGCCCAATTAATCTGACCATTAAATCCTGTTCCTAAATTACTATAAAATGTTGTATCCTGTGTTCCACTTTCATCTAATTGTAAGGCTCTTTGTCTTACTTGACCATTAAATTGTGTAAATTGACCACCAAATAATAATTTAAGATAGGAAGGAGTTGAAGATGTTGATGATGGAGTAGGTGTTAATGATGGTGTTA